TGTTGTTGGTACTGACCTTAGAAGAACTAAAATAATTCCAAAATACGTTCCATATCCTACAACTCTTCCATCTAAAGGTATTAATACAGAAGATCAAGTACCTTCTCGTACTGCAATATTCAAAGTAACTGGTGGTACTTACTTCTGGCAATTCTCATTCTTTGATGGTGCAGAAGAAGGTGTATATTTCAAACCTGATAGTGTAGAGACATTAGCACCTAAGTTCTCTCATCATAGACTTACATGTTTCCAGTTTGCGGATGGTTTAAATCCATTATCAACTCTTATTACTGATGGTAGTGTACCTAATGCAGATTATTCTGCTGTACCTAATATACTAGAGAGAACAGACTTAGACATATATTATCAGAAGATATCTAAAGCATTCGCAACAATTCCTGATACATCTGGTGATCCTTCAACTGACCAAATACAGGCAAGGGTTGAGGAAAATAGAATTGTTGGTCCTATTAGTGATGAATATAGGATTCTACAAATTACAAGAAATGGTCAAACAGCAACTGCTGTTACTGTAGATGAATTTGATAACCCAAGAGATCACGGATTCTCCGTTGGTGTTAACATTAATGTATCTGGTGTTACTGGATCAACTGGTCCTACTTCAGAAGTTGATGCTGGAGTTTATAATGGTTCATTTACTGTTACTTCTGCTTCAGGTAACGTATTTACATATCAAATGCAAGGAGAACCTTCAGGAAATGCTGTTGGTTCAAATATAACTGTTAAGACAGAGATTGATACAGTTGACTCTGCATCACCTTATGCTTTCAACCTATCACTAAGAAGTGTGTGGGGTATGAATGGTATGCTTGCTAATGGTGCAAAAGCAACTGGTTTCAAATCAATGGTTGTTGCTCAGTTTACTGGACTATCACTACAAAAAGATGACAGAGCATTTGTAAGATATAATCAATCAACTGGTAATTATGATGTAGCAACATCTGGAGATGGTGCTCACTTAGATGGATTTGCTGAATATCGTAAAGGATGGGGGCATAGACATATTGTTGCATCTGATGACGCATTTATTCAGGCAGTCTCGGTGTTCGCTGTTGGATATTTTGCACATTTCACTGCTGAACGTGGTGCTGACATGTCAATTACCAATAGTAATAGTAACTTTGGTAATACTGCACTTAGATCTGCTGGATTTAAAGCAAAGTCATTCTCAAAAGATAAAGCAGGTGCATTAACTCATGTTATTCCACCAAAAGCATTGGATGTTATTTCAACAACTGCTACTGGTGTATTTGGTGCATCTTCAATAACACTTGCTAATGATGGTTCTATTAATGGTGTTGTTCCAGGTATGCTTGTTTCTGGTACTGGAATTGCTACTGGTGCAATAGTTGGTACTGTTAATACAAATACTAGAGTTGTTACTTTAACAGGAACTAATACTACAACTGTTAATGGTAATGTTATTTTTGGTGAAGAAACATCTGTTAACTGGGTTAACGTTGATATACAAAGAACTAAAGTAATTAACTCTGCATTAGCAGGTCAAGGTGGTGTTCCTGGAACAAGATTGTATCTATATGGTTATACTATCGAACAATCTCCACCAACAACTAGAGTACAGGGTTATACTATTGGTTCTAGACAAGATGGTACAGGTAATTCTGCTGTTCCTGATAAATTAAATTGTTTATTAGTTGCTCAAGGTGCATCTGAAGCATCTGTTCATTCTGCTAAGATTACACCTTATGGACCTAGTGTTTCTGGTCTTGCTGCTGGTACTCCTGGTTCTCCAATTCAATTTGATAGTTCAACTTATACAATAGGTACTAATACAGAACAAGTTGGTGGATGGTATCTATCTGTTGATGCTGTTGATAATGGGATTTATTCAACACTTTCAACAAATACAGTTTATAATAACGTTAATTTCACACCAACTACATTCCTTAAGAGAATACCTGACCCAAGAGATTTGGATGATAGAACATATCGTGTTCGTTTAGTTATTGATAAGGATAAGACTAATCCATTACCAAGAGATCCGTTGAGTGGTTATGTTTTACAACCATTGAATAGTGATACAACATCATATAAATTGGATAAATGCTATTACATCTATAGTATAGAAGTTGTACAACCATTTGTTCGAGGTGTTGATGATGGTATCTATTACCTAACATTATTATGTGCATCTATTGCACCTTCAACTTCTAACTTTAATGATAGATTATTCTCTCAAAATGTTAATGAGGTATATCCTACATTTGACAGAGATAATCCTATTGCTGATCCTGGTGCTGCTGTATCTGTTGCTGATAATGAAGTTATAGGTCTTGTAAATGCAACTGATGGTGCAACACCTACACCTAATAAAGATCCAAAACTCTCTATTACTAAGGAAGGAACTCAATATTTATTAGGAGATATAGGTTGGACTCAACCAGGTACTACACCTAACTATGATTCTGTTAATGGTAGATTATCTAACGTTGAATTAACTGCACGTGCAGGTGATGAAGAAACAAGAAAAATTAATATAAGACAGAATAATGACGGAACAGTTGCACCAATCAATGTCGAGTTCAGACGACACTCGATCCTTAGATCAGGTAATCATACGTTTGAATATCTTGGTTTCGGTCCTGGTAACTATTCTACTGCGTTCCCTCAAACTCAGGTTGAGACTCTATCACAAAACCAAGTTAGATTCTCACAGAGTATAAAAGAAGAAGCAGGTGTTGCTTTCTACTCTGGACTTAACTCAAATGGTGACCTATTTATTGGTAACCAGGTTATTAACCCAGTTACAGGTCAGATCACTAATGAAGATATTGCTCAGTTAAATGTTGTTGGTGAAGAGAATACAACTATTGAGACATTCTCTGAGTTGGTTCTTACTGATAAGTTAACTGTAATTGGTGGTGCATCTAACCAGTTAGAATCTATATTTGCTGGTCCTGTTACATTCCAAGGTTTAGTTACATCTACTAAGAATTTACAATCTAAGAAGTTATCTTACTTTAACCAAGATGGTACAGTTATTAAGCAGACTTTATTAGCACCAGAAGATGCAAATGGATTGCCTGATTTCTCTAATATTACTGACTATGATACACCTTCTGATGGTGACTTAGTTTATAATATAAATTGGACTCCAGGTAAATCTCTTGGTTGGATATATTATGGTCAAGTATGGAAACAATTTGGTTTAACTGATACTGGACAGATTAATATTGACACATTTGGTGCTAATCAGCATATTGGTCTTGGCGTTGCAGCAAATACTCTTTATAGAGTAGATGTTAATGGTAGTGCTAGAGTTGATGGTGATTTAGTTGTTACTGGTAGAGGTGGTGTTGCTGCTGATAAGTATATTACAAAATCATATACTGGTGATGGTGCAACATTAACATTTGCAGTTACAACATATACTGGTGGCATACAACATACTGCTAATTCAGTTATTGTATTCCTAAATGGTGTTGCTCAAATTGCAGGAACTAACTATACAGTAGATGCTTCTGGAGCAAACGTTGTATTTACATCTGGTGATGCACCATTAGCAAGTGACACAGTTCATATTTTAGAACTGCCAATCTAAATATAAAGGAGGGAGTTTATCTAGTATGGCAATATCAAGAATTAGTGGAAATCAGATTTCCACGTCAACAGAAGCAATTATAACCACCTTAAGTTTTTTAAATACAAGTAGTGTATTTAGATTACCTTCTGGTACTGCTGCACAAAGACCATCTGGTGTATCTCCAGGTACTTTAAGGTTTAATACAGACCTTGATGCTGCTGAGATATACAAATCAGATGATGGTACAGGAAATCCTGGTTGGACTTCTGTATCTGGAGGAGGTCCAGCAATAGGTGATAATAGTGTAATCAGAACCAATGCTAATACCATAGCAGAAAATATAACTGTTGGTGCTACAGCAAACAATGGTGCAGAATATGCTAATGGGATGAGTGCAGGTCCAATAACAATTAATTCAGGTTTTACAGTTACCATAGAAAATGGTGCTTCTTGGAGTGTTGTATAATGCAATTAAACGTAGGTACTATACAAGGAAATTCACCTAATTTTACAGTTACTATTAGGGATGAGGGAACACTTGAAATGGGAAGTGATCTTAGAATTCTTGGACAATCTTATGTACCACTTCCTGCAGGAACTACATCACAAAGAACAGGTGAAGCAGTTACTGGTAGTATAAGATTTAATACTGATTCTAATGTTTTAGAATGTTGGACAGGGGCATCATGGTTATCTCTCTAAATATAATCGTATAGAATTTTCATAAATGAGCACTCTAAACGTTGGTAAATTAGAAGGAGTAGCAGAAACTTTAGGACAAGTATCTATTCCTACTGGACATACTCTTGGTGTTGAGGGTGTCTTATCTTTAGGTGCAAATACAGGTGCTTTTCAATTACCTGCTGGTGGTACATCACAAAGACCTCAAAGTCCTAGTGTAGGATATTTGAGATGGAATACTGATACTGTTAGTGTAGAATGTTGGAGTGGTACTGATTGGGTAGTACCATTTGTTGCTGGTGGTGGAGGTGCTGCAACAATAGTAACTAATGGATTAGATATACATTTAGATGCTGGAGATTCAAATTCATATAGTGGAAGTGGTGGTACATGGACTAATATAGCACCAGCAGGAACACCTTTTGGAAATGCTACTATATACAATCCAAATTGGTCTTCTTCTAATAATGGTTATTTCCAAATGAGTGGAAATAGTAATGAGTTAGCACAGATAGAGACTTCGAGCGTTAGTTATAATACATTTACATATAATATTTGGATAAGACCTACTACTTTAAGTGGTTGGAGAAGTTGGGTTGACCAAGATAATGATGATTGGTTATTTGCAACTAGTGGAGTTAATGTTTATTGTTATGATCCTACTCTTGATACTGGATATGATTTAGTTACTAATACTTGGTATAATCTTACTATGACACATACTGATGGTGGTCCAGTAAGATTATATGTTAATGGTGTTTTAGAATATGCAAGTGGTAATCAGTCTACTCAACATACTACAACAACATGGTGTTTTGGTGCTGGTGATAGTGGTACTGGTAGTGGTAATGAACCATTTATAGGTGACTATGCTGTTGCAATGGTTTATAATAGAGAACTTTCATCATCCGAAGTTCAAATTAATTATGATGCTATGTGCGAAAGATATGGATTGACACCTATTGGAGGTACAGGTAGTTCTGGTGGTGGACAGATACAGACAGCAGGTCTAGCATCATGGTTAGATCCAACAGAATATACTGCTGGTGCAGCAACATGGACAGATAAAGTTACTGGTGCTGCTTGGACAGTTTCTGATAATACAAATACATATAAACCAAATAACTATAGAGTTAGATCAGATTGGTCAAATGGTACTGCAAGTGTTAGTTTTGCTGATGGTAATGTTACTGCAATGAATGTGGGAACCAATCCATTTACTATGGAAGGTTGGTTCTGGTTACCATATAGTCCAGGTCAAGGTTGGTCTATTCTTATGTGTAAGAGTAATTTCTGGAGTAGTAGTGATGCTGGTTTAATATTTAATGGTGATGGTTCACAGTTGCAAATGTTTAGTGATGGTGGTAATCTATTTGGTTATAACTCTTCAAACATTGGTACTGGTTGGAAACATATAGTAGCAATGCAGACTCAAACTGGTAGAGAAATTTATATTAATGGTGCTGTGGTTGCAACATCTAATACTACTCATAACTTTAATAATACATTTAACTTATCTGTTGGAGCAAATCAAGCACAACAGAATATTGCACAAAATGCTGGATATGGTCATATAAGATATTATAGTACTTACCTATCAGCAGCACAAATAGCACAACACTTTAACGCTGAAAAAGCATTCTACGGTTTATAAAATGAGTATAGTTCAAACAGACGGATTAAAAGGACCAGAATGGGATGAGTTTAGGATTCGTATGGATAATCCTAATCATTTAAATGTCAATGGTAATATGAGTATGGCATCTAATGGTCAATTTGCATTACCTCAAGGAACTACAGCACAAAGACCTGCAAATCCTAATCCTGGTATGATTCGTTTGAATATTCAAACAAATAAAGTTGAATTATATAATGGTACTGATTGGGTAACATTTCCATTTGGTGTTGGTCAAGATGGAAGTTCTGAAGGTGCTGCTGCTCCTTCTGCTAAGTGGTTATATGATAATCAAGTAGTTACTTCTGGTCAAGGATTATATTGGATTATTACTACTGGTGGTGCTAAACAAGTATATTGTGATTTTGATACTCAAGATGCACAAGGAGGATCTGGTTGGATGATGGTAGGTACATTTGGTCAGAGTAGATATTGGGGTGGTAAGAATAACAATGTTACCACTACAGTAGGTACTATAGATCAGAATTCAGGTTATGCTGTTAGTGCTAATATGTCAGATATGAATATGAATCAGTTTAGGATTACTTGTACTAATGATGTAAATCAGTTAGGAACAAGTTCTCAAGCAGATTGGTATTATAATTGGTCGTCAGAAATTACATGGAAAGAGGTGTGGGCACCAGCAGCAGGTCAACATTATCTTTCTAATGGTTCTAATCCTAATGTACAAAGAACTTGTATAAGAAGATTTGATAATAGTTATAATTTGAGATGGACATATAATAGACCTGATCACAAATATAATAATATAAGTGACTTTGGATATCAAAATAATAGAACTGACACTTCTGAATATAGTTATGGTACTATAGGTGGTAACACTGCACCTTCATCAGGTTGGATGAATCCTTGGACTCAGTTATCAACTGATGGTGGACAATTTGAATGGTATCATGTTGGTAGAAGTGCAAATTATACTTCTAGATCTGGTGGTGACACTGATGGAACATTAGCAATACCTTATGATGGTGCTAGTAATGATACTACAGGTCAAGATTGTGATAGTAATAATAATGTTAAGGTTGGTAATGATGATAACACGGATTGGGGTTGTGGTGGTAACAGTGCAACAAGTAATCCAGGAAATAATGGTGCATTGTCATCTACGCCAATGTACTGGTGGATTAAATAAATAAATAGAAAGGATAGTTAATAGGTATTATGTCAACATTAAATGCTACTACCGTTAATTGTAGAAACGTTAACGCTTCAGGTGTGATAACTACCACTGGTGAATTAGCATTACCTAATTATCCAGCAGACGGTAAACCTGCTGCTGAACTTTATACAGTTATATTCAATACTGCAAGTGGACAAACTGAAGTTAGAAAGGCAAACCAATGGGAATCTCTTGGTGGGTCACCTTTTAATACTTGGACAGATGCAACTAGACCAACATCAGGTTTAGTTGTAGGAAGTATAGGATATAATACAGAACATAATTATTTTGAAGTTTATGATGGAACTACTCCTGTTGAGCAAGGTTGGAGACAATTAGCAACTGCTTCTGCTGGTGGTGGAGTAGCAGAACCAGGTCAACAAGAGTGGACAAGTGCTGGTTCAGCATCATTTACAGTACCTAATGGTGTCTCAGAAATTTCTGCCGTATGTGTCGGTGGTGGAGGCGGTGGTGGAGGTTGCATTGGTAACTCTGGTACTGGTTCTGGTGCTGGTGGAGGAGGTGGTCTTTCATGGGGCACTATTCCTGTTACTGCTGGTGAAACTCTAGATATTCAGGCAGGAAATGGTGGATCAGGTGGTAATACTGGTGGTAGTAATGGTGGAGCAGGTGGTAATAGTTGGATAAGACGTAGTGGTACTAATCTTCTCTATGCAGGAGGAGGTGGAGGAGGTGTTGGTGAAGCATCTCAAAATACTGGTGGAGGATCAGGTGGTTCTGGTGCTTCTGGAAATGCTGCTCAAGGTGGTGGTAATGGTGGTAATGGATCTAATGCTATTAATGACTCATCTGCTCAAGGTGGTGGAGGTGCTGGTGGATATTCTGGTGGCGGTGGTCAAGGTGGTAGATCAACAACAGGTAATAATGGATCTGGTGGTGGAGGATCAGGTGGTAATGGTGGTAACACCTATGGAGGTGGTGGCGGTGGAGTCGGCATCTTAGGTGAAGGATCATCTGGTACTGGAGGAAATGGTGCTGGTGGATCTGGAGGAGGTGCTGGTGGTAATGGTGGAGGATCATCTTCACAAGGTGGTGGTGTTCATGGAGGTGGCGGTGGTGCTGCTGAAGATGACACTCAAGATAGTGGTGGTGATGGCGGTGTCGGTGCTGTCAGAATCATTTGGGGACCAGGAAGAGCATACCCAAGTACTAACGTAGGAGATGTATAATGCCACAAGTAAACGTAACAACAGTAACAACAACTAATTTAAATCCTACTGGAACAATAAAATCAGCAGGAGGTACTAGGATACCAAACTATACAACTGGTACTAGACCTGGTTCTGCTACTACAGGTTCATTAATATTTGATACTACATTAGGTCAGGTTTTAGTGTGGGATGGAAGTTCATGGGCACCATTAGCAGATAGTAGTGTATTAACAAAATGGGATGGTAGTGATAATAGACCAACTGCAAATTTAACTGTTGGATTTCCTGGATATAATACTGCTGATACTGCATTAGAAATATATACTGGAGTTACTGATACTGGTGATCCTGATTGGAGAGCAGTAGCGGGAAGTGCTGCTGCTGAACCAGGTCAGCAAGAATGGACAACTGCTCAAACAACTACATTTACTGTACCTAATGGTGTAAGTGAAATATCTGCTGTCGTTGTTGGTGGCGGTGGAGGAGGAGGAGGCGGTGCTGGTAACTCTGGTACTGGTTCTGGTGCTGGTGGAGGAGGAGGACTCTCATGGGGTACTTTTGCTGTAACCAGTGGTGAAACTCTAGATATTAAAGCAGGTCAAGCAGGTAGTGGTGGTGGATTTGGTAATAGTAACGGAAGTAGTGGTGGTGAGAGTTATATAAGAAGAAGTGGAAGTAATCTCCTATATGCTGGTGGAGGTGGTGGAGGTGTTGCAGAGGCATCTCAAAATACTGGTGGAGGATCTGCTGGATCAGGTTCTTCTGGTTCAGGTGCTCAAGGTGGTGGTAATGGTGGTAATGGATCAAATGCTATTAATGATGCAGGTCAGCAAGGTGGCGGTGGTGCTGGAGGATATTCAGGAAATGGTGGACAAGGTGGTCGATCAGGTTCTGGTAACAATGGTTCTGGCGGTGGCGGTGCTGGAGGTGGCGGTTCATCACATGGTGGTGGAGGAGGAGGTGTAGGTATCCTCGGTGCTGGTTCAGATGGTCAAGCAAATGGTGGCGGTGGATCAGGTGGTAGTAATGGTGGCGGTGGTAGTGGTTCAAGTGATAATTTTGGTGGTGATTATGGTGGTGGAGGAGGTGCACCAGAAGATGACACCTATTCATCAGGTGGAACAGGTGGAAAGGGTGCTGTAAGAATAATTTGGGGTGATGGTAGATCTTACCCAAGTACCAACGTTGGTGACGTATAAATAATCAAGATTGATAAAATAGAATTTTATGTCCACATTTACTACTGGACAACTTAATCCAACCAACTTAACTACGACTAATGTTAGTCCTGGTGAAGGGTTATCATTGTCCTCTCACACTAATTCTAATAGACCTGGATCTCCATCAGCAGGTACATTAATATACAATACTGAAGTAGGAGGAATACAAGTTTATACTGGTAGTGCTTGGAGTGATCTTCAAAGTTCTTTAGATACTTTAGAAACTTGGACAGATGGTTCAAGACCTTCATCAAATCTTATTCAAGGTAGGATGGGATGGAATACTACTAATAATACTCTTGATTTATATGATGGAACTGATACATCTATCAATAATGGATGGTTGTCATTGCCATCAGTATCACCACCCCCACCAGTAGATCTTATTACTGACGCTGATTTTACGACTCTAATTAATTATTTTAGAGCACGTCTTAATAATTATAAAAACTCAAGTTTTTATAACTATGGTCTTGATAGTTCACCAGGTTACATCAGTGATGGTGGTGGAGATATGTATGACGGTGGTAACTATGTTGATGTATATGAATCAGGTAGTAATCAAGCAAATGATATTAATTACAATACTGTTAGTACAACTGCTGGAAATTTGAGGTGGGGTGCTTTAGGTTATACTCATCCATTATTCTGTATTTCTACAAGTGGTAATACTTCACGTCAATATGGATGGTACACTTCAGGAGATTTAGGTGCAGATGGTGGTGGTAGCACAAATAATTCAACAATATATGCTAATAATAGTATTGTAAATGGATGTATTGTTCACTCTTGGTTGTGTAATAAAGCATATAACGCTGGTGACCCATCAGTTAATCATTTATATTTTACTCTAGGACATCCTAGTCTTAACTCTGCAATTACTTCTATAGATCAAACAGATTATAGTACTAATACAAATAGTGATTATTCAAGATATGAAACTACAAGTGTTTCTTGTATAAATGGTAGAATATTATTATCAAGAAACAGTGGAACTAGGGTGACTGAAAGTCAATGTGAAACAGTAATACAGAATATTGCAACAGACTTTAAAGGTGCATTTGGATTATAATGAAGACGTTCTATCAGAAGATACTTCACTAGAATTAGAACAATTTTTACTCAATTCATCATGGAAATGGGGATTTAAATCTCTTAATGGTATGAAGAGGAGTATTCCTCATTGGTCTATAATATTTGCTGGTCCAGAATATAAGGAAGAAAAATATTATGATTGTGAAAGTGAGTTGCATGGAATCATTAAAAAAATTTGGCAATGTCTCAAACCAAAATATTTTAAAGATGATGTATTAGTAAGATGTTATGCTAATGCTGTTACATCAGGAATAGATCAAATATTACATAGAGACGATCTTCATCCTAGTAGTAAAACATGTATTGTGTATGCTAATAAGAATTGGAATGTTGATTGGTGTGGTGAAACTATAGTATGGGACAGAGAAAAAAGGCAGATAAGTGAGTCTTATCTGCCTAAAAGTAGAAGTATATTAATAATTCCTGGTAGTTGTTGGCATGGAGTAAGACCAGTCTCTCATTATTGTGATGAAATAAGAATGAGTTTAATGTTTAAGACTAGATCTAAGGATGTTATCTAATCTTTACCAACTCCTTCAACCCAAGATGTAATTATATATTTGTTACCTGTTAATGGTGGGTTGCCTCTATGTGCATGTGTATATGTTGCTGGATATATTAAAAATTTACCTTGTGTTGGTGATATTCTTTTAGAATAATATAGAAACTCAGTTTCTCCACCATCATTAACATCATTTAGATATAACTGTAATACTAATCTTCTATCATTATATCTACGGAGTATATTTTCATAGTGCCAATGATGAAACCCTTCTGTTGGTTTAATCTTTTGTATCTTTAAATCATGTAACCTATATCCTTCTAATGCTTTAAGTACATTATATTTGTCTATATACTTACCAACTAAAAAATCTGATATTTGATGAAAATATGATCTAAGTTTTATATTAAGTGATGATATACTAGGCATAGCATTTTCTACAAAGTCAGAAGAAAATACAAAATCCTGAGATACATCTAAGGTATTTCTTGTTTTAACTATAGGTGATGAGTAATTGAATAAGTTTATAACATCTTGACAGAAATCTTCAGGAAAGAATCCATTATATGTTCCAATAAAATCATTATAATCCTCAGTTAATTTAGTCTCGTCAACTTTATATGCTAGTTGTTCTTGCATAGTATCACTTTAATATACCATGTATATTATAACATTAGAATCAATTTGTCAAGTGGCACAAGTGGTTGCCAATTAGAAATTATAGTGCTATAATTCTGAGTAATCACATTTAAGGCGGATGCCCTCATTCATTTTAACTGCAACTGACGATCAGGGTGTAGTTACAACAAAAGAATTTCATAGCGACTATTTAACAGACGTTATTGATAATACTTCAGACTTCCTTAGAGGAGTTGGTTTTTATTTTAATGAACTTAGTGTATCTAATGAATCTCATGTTAAAGATAAAGATTTAGAGGATACTAGAGTTGATGATAATTCAGTAGTCTTCCTAAGGGAAAAATATGCACCAAAAAATGATACGGTATATAAAGATACCAATCGGGAAACTTGACACTCATTGAGTTTTCGTGGTACTATATACATTGTAGTTAAATTAAAGACTATTCAAACAAATGGGCAAGACTTTTAGACGAGGTGGTTCAGAAAGAGGATATTATTCTCCAGGTAAATCACTAAGAGATAAAAGGCAGAAAGGAGGTACTAATCGTTCTAAATGGGAGGAATCTTATGACTATGGAAAAGCAAATCAAAAAAAGAGAATGTTCAACGGACAACTCTCAGATGATGAACTTAGTGGAGGATGATTATTTTGAAGAGGAATATGATGATGCTTCATTTGATGGTATTGAAATAGAATATACTACACAATATTAATGAAAGACCAAAATACTATACGTGACATTGAGTCAGAAGATGAGAAGTGGAATAGAGGACTCGATTTGTTTATCGAGTCTCTTCACAAACCAGATAATCATTTACGTTCATGTGCACATAATCAGCACTGTTATGTTGAATTAATGAAAGTTCGTGATAATATAGTAGAGTACACAAAAACACTCCGAAGATGATCGGAATTCATTCTCAACTACTTTCTAGGGATCAAAAGATGATTGTGAAAGATGCTTTAATCATGTATGTCTGTCAACTCCAGAAACAATTCTTTAGAGATCATGCTATTGCATTTGATGAGTATCAATCGAAGATGGCAGATATAGAGGAGATTACAGATAAACTTCATCTAAAAGAATTGTATAAGCATGTGCCAGCAGATAAAGTGGCATAGATGCTCCCCAAAATCCTAAATTATACACTATATTAAATGTATGAGGAAATACTTCTCACCTAAGATGCAGATTAAACTGCTAAAAAATGCTTTAAAAAAAGCAGATAAGGATCCTTTTCTATACAATGATGAGGAACTTATTAAATTAAAAACTTCTCTTTCTAAATTAAGAGAAGAAATTGAATCAACACGTCGTTTTAACAATGGAGGATTTGGGTACAATGCCTAAAAGACTATTTGTTCCATCAGTAGACTATGATGAACAATTTGATAACTGCCAAGAGCAGGAGGATGATTGGGTTTCATCAGTTATAGGAACTGAGGATGATGCTGTTTATGATGTATTAGCAAACCTATGAACACTTATGAAGTACTTCTTCAACGTGATAATGGTATTAACAAAACTGTATTCATTAATGATTGTTATCACGAGGATGAAGCAAGACAAACTGCTGAAGCAATGTATGGTATGCCAGTATTGAGAGTATTGTGGAAGGGTGAGACCAATAGTGGTCAAAGCACTACACAATATCCTACTACTCGTGCTGGAATATTTTCAAGTCTATCGGCATTACCTATTATTATAGGATTCTTGTTCTTGGTACTTCTATCTCAAATATGGTTACCATTATTAATTATTGGTGCTATTCTTGCTCTTCTCGCATGGTATGGTTCTATTGAATGATTGCTAACGTATTGGTCATTGCTATCGTAGTCATTACGATATGTTACGCTTTGTACCTGAGGACATTTAATCCTCATTAGATTATGTTATGATCTAATCAAGTTTGGAGGTATCTCATAACCTTCATATTTCACTCAAAACTTAATTACATGAAAATTTCTGATTGTCCAAATGCTCAATTAGTGGGTAAAGTTGTACTCAATGAGAGTGCATCAAAGTCTAATCTTAAAATGGTGTGGGAAAATTTACCTGCAACATTACTTAAGAATAATGCTGGTAGAGTTTATCTATTAGTTGTTGATGGCGAGATCAAGAAGATCGGTGGAAGTGTAGGCAAAGGAGGCATTAAATCAACAATGTCTTTTTATGTTTCTGGTAACACTGGTCGTCCTTCAATAAGATCTTATGGTATCAATACTTTAATATTTGAATCACTTAAGGCATGTAAAGAGGTTCAGGTTTATATTATTTTATCTGAACAAGTTCTTGCTCCTGTTAAAGGATTATTTGGAACTGAACAAACATTAGTCTCTGCATTTAAAGAAATGGAAGATAAATGTGTATCTGATTATGTTAGATTCACAGGATCATATCCAGATTGGAACTATCAAGAACAAGCAAAACCTTGGGAAAGATATATCCAAGAAGGACACAATATTTTAACAAAACCAAAGTAAATTTTATATGACATTAACTGAGAATATTATTAATCAAAGTGAAATGTCTACGGAGTTTAAAGACTTCGTAGACACTTTAGATCATATTGAAGGATCACTATATCATGGTATTCTTTCTTTTGATCTTTTTATTCAAATCAACTCTTGGATTAAACAAAGAAGAGAAGAATTAAGATTACAAAAGTCTAAAACAAATCATATGAATGAGTTAAAAGATCCTCATTTAGTGATTGCACTTGGTATTCTTACACAAGATGATCGTGATGAGGATGGCATATTATATAAAGCAGGATCTGTCTTTATTCTTGATGCTAATACTCGTAAATTTGTTTGGACAAATTATAGTTTAGACAAACTACCACAAAGATTATCTGCAAATGTTTACAAGAAAGAAACATTAAAAGAATTGCATGGTATATACTTAACCTACGATTCTCCTGATGCTTGTGAAACAACTGGTGAAGCATTAACTGGTCAATATAGAGTATTAGGATGGAATCCTATATCACCTAAGTTTATTGATGGTACAATAGGAACTGCTCTTAATTTTGCATCAATGTTTACTTATGGTGCACCTCAATATGGTTCAAATAAAGGTAAAGATTCTGTTGAAGTAGGTCCAAATGAGACTAAAACTGCGTCTGCAAGAGAGATCTCAGGTTTACAATTACAACACTTTTTACCAGAACTTAAATACTTAGATCAGTTTAACTTAAAGAAAGCAAATGGTATAGATCCACCGTTATTAACTGCATTATTAGCAGCAACTAAGGCATTTAAAGGTGATAAACATTTTAATGAATTAGTTAGAGCATGTAATGATAGAAGTTATGTAAATGGTGCAAAAACTAATGCTTTAGGTAAAATAATGATGGCAGCAATGTCTATTACTGATGAGGTATATGTTAGAGGTGGTGAAGCAAAATACTCTACTTATCGCAAAGCATATAATTTCTATCTTTATTGGATAGAGCGTTATGTTAAGAATGAGTCAGATCGTAATGTTGAATCTAACTTAAAGGGTAGACAAAATGGGTATGATGGTGATATGATAATAAGGGAAGATGGTAAAGTAAATCACAAAAGAAAGGATGGTTCTGTATCTGCGGGTAAAGAATTCAACCAAAGATATATTTACCTATCTGACTATAATAATCTAAACCGATTACTGGTTAATGAAAACACCAATTAGGTATGCTGGTGGTAAATCAAAAGCATACGATATTATCACCCAACAAATACCTAAACTACCTATTCCTAATAGGATAATATCACCCTTTATGGGTGGTGGTAGTTTAGAATCAAGATGGTCAAGTGAGTTGGGAATAGAAATACTAGGGTTCGATATTTTTGATGCCCTAGTTATTTTTTGGGATCAATTATTATATGATAATATATCATTAGCAGATAAATTATCAGAGTTATCTCCAACTAAGAAAGAATATAAGAGAGTTAAAGATAAACTACTTGAGTGGAATTATACTCAACGTATGCTTAAAGATTGGCATACAGATTATTATCGAAGAGATGGAATTGATTTAGATAACTTAACAGCAGCAGCATATTATTATTTTAATCACAATCTTTCATATGGACCTATGTACTTAGGTTGGATGAGTAAGATATATGAATCCCAAAAGAAATGGGATAAAATGATAGATAAGATCAGAAATTATAGTAACCCTAAGTTACATGTAGAGAAGGGTGATTTCAATGATGTTATAACAGAATTTAATACAGAGTTTTTATATCTTGATCCACCGTATTACTTAGAGAAAGATAAAGATAATAAAATGTTTAAAGGTATCTATCCTAATGCTAATATAGATGTACATCATTCAGGATTTAACCATGAAAGATTAAGGGATTTATTACATTCTCACAATGGATCTTTCATTCTAAGTTATAATAATTGTGAGACTATTAGGGAATATTATAAAGATTTCGATCAAATATATCCTGAGTGGCATTATTCTTATGCTTTAGGTGAAACTAGAGTAGGAAAGAATAAAAAAGATGTAGGTAATACACCTAAAGAATCACATGAAATCCTTATAATGAAACTATGAAAGATACTATTTTATTTGGAGATTGTCGTAAGACGTTATCAGCGTTCTTACCAAATAGTGCTAGAATGTGTGTAACAAGTCCACCATATTACGGACTAAGAGATTATGGAGGAGAAGATAATCAAATAGGGTTAGAACAATCACCAGAAGAATATGTTAATGAAATGGTGAATGTGTTCAGAGAAGTTAGAAATGTATTAACTGAAGATGGTACATTATGGTTAAACATAGGTGATAGTTATTACAACTATCGTCCTGGTAAAGGTGCTAATTATCCTAAGCAAAGTGTTAGTGAGACTAGACAAGATTTACCCACTAATAGTAACAAACGTGCTAACAAATTAGATGGATATAAAGAGAAAGATTTAATTGGAATACCTTGGATGTTAGCGTTTGCATTAAGAGCAGATGGATGGTATTTAAGACAAGA